TCAATCGGCCTACTTGGTGTGCCCCGAGAAGTGAAGACCATCATGGACTTGAAGGCCCCGAGCTCAGGCGAGTCGAGAAAGAATGTGTGGTCGAATATTGCTGTGCTCGAGGATCACGACGAGGTCAAGATCGTGGTGGGTTCGAGAGAGGACTACGACTGGGCGCTCGAAGTCATGAGCAAGTATGACGTTAACTACCTGCTGTCTCCGGTTTGGGGCGTGTTGGACCCCGCAGACTTGGCTGAATGGATGATTCAGGACAAGGTGCTGGGCCGGATGCAGGTTCAGCTCCACAAGGTTCTATGGCCAAACAAGACTTCCGGTATTTGATTACGCTCTTTATTCTGGGCGCGATGATCAAGGCGACTCTTCTGTGGGGTAGCCTGAACTGAACTTGTCTGAAGCACTGGGCCAGAAACCAGAACTCGACGACTTCAGGGAGATCACAGCTAAGGTGAAGCGTGAACGGGTGTTCAGCGTCGAACTCCGCCAGACCCAGTAGCTCAGCCGTATCTAAGTCCCAGAGCCCTACGTAGAGATTCCCTGTCGGTGGGTAGTCCAAGTACTCTTCGAGGGCTTCAGCGTCGTCTATGGCGACGGCAAGGTATCTCGACAAGCCGAGCACACAGTACGCACTGTCTATGACTGAGCCATCAGGACACTTCACCGCACCCGTCTGGTAGCGCCACATCAACTCGGTGTCTTGCTGGAACGTCATCGAGATCGAGAGTCTGCGTGCTTCTCCGAACTGATACCCCGCGGCATCGGTCAGTGCCTTGGCGATGGTCAACACTCGAGGACCGCCCCCTCTACCATTCGTCAAACCTGAGTTCGAGCGAAGGCAGCAGCTGTCCATATAGACATCGGTCTGGGTGCAGATGATGTCCAGCACTTGAAAGGCGACCTCGCTCTTGGGGCCAGCGCCGAGCAGGTGGACACGGTTCGGTCTCATCACATCGCAGTACTCGAGGATCTCTTCCGCACTGGTCGCTGCCTTCTTACACGGAAGCGCGGGCATCCAGTTCATGTCTTCCATCATTCTCGATACGGCATGGTGCATCTCTATCTGTGTCATCTCGCCCAGGTGCAAGGGCACCAAGATGTTGGCTCCCTCCTCGCTCACTTCTCTGAGCTCATCAAGGTGGCGCACCAACCTCTGCATTGTTTCCTTCTGACTACCCACACGATCGGGGGCAACGACATAGAGCTGAGACTTGAGTCTCTTTGCCAGGTCTCGATACACACCGATGCGTCTACGCCACTCAGCCTCGTCGATGGGACGGACGACTTTGATCTGACCTCTTCGGTTCACCTTGACCTCGCTGAAGGCACCCGAGTCGATGAATATCTTGAGCCCCGTACCTGCCAGTGACAGCACGGCTGCGTGGGACTCTTCGTTCATGATGTCGACGGTGATGCCTGCCGGGTGATCGATGTCAGCGAATCCCAGTAGATCCACTGCCATCGTTGCCCCGCTTGCGAAGTAGGTGTAGTTCATTCGCTCCTGAGCCCGTAGCCGTCCTTGTACCAACCGTCTCCCTTCAGAGAGAAGCTGGTGCTTGAGATCAGCCGCGTCATCTTCTTGGCGCAGGGCTCGCACACAGGAGGCTTTGCATCGCTCATGCGTTGAAGCATCTCTCGCTTCTTCTTACAGACGGGGCACTGGTACTCGTAGATCGGCATCAGCTGTCTCCGGGTGAGGTGTCAAGGAATATAGGTGTGCCTTCTCCGACCCATGCGCCCAGTGTGTTGAGGTTGAAGTACTCCTCTGCCTCTGTGTAGGTCATGCCTTCTTTGACATGGGCCTCGAGTATCGCAGGCATGTCGTAGACCAGTAGTGGTCCTGTATGACATCGATAGGCCACACCCAGGATGAATGGATCGTAGAACTCTGCAGGCTCAAGACGGAGCGCATCGCATTCGATCTGACCAATCCACTCGAGTATCTCCTGGGGGTCTGCCATCAGTCTTCCAATGCCAGGTCTGCCGTGCTTCTCTTGATGCAGTAGCAACGGATCGACACACCATCCACGCGCACCACTCGAGTCCTGTTTCGCCCGCGACCACGGTACAACCACTCGCGCTCGTCCCATCGAGTGAGGAGTTCTTCTGGATGGTAGCCCAGCTCCTTGAGTACTTCTCGGATAGTCAGCGCTGTGACTGCGATGTAGTCCCAGTCGTCCTTACCGCTCCAGCTTCCACCCCATCCCGAGTGTGGTACCCGAGCGATGCCCATCGAAGACGTATCATGTCGACCGTAGAATCGTGCTTGGTTGGCAGCACACCAGCTGATCAAGTCTTGCATCGCAGCAAGCGGTCTGTCTGCGTCTTCCCCTGCAGCAAAGGCACTCTCGATCAAGTGAGCAAAGGGATCTTCCACAGGCTTCGGTATGCCCAGCTGATGAACGATACTGGCAGCGACATCGAGCACAGCCAGGTGAGCCGCATGACGTCGAGCCACAGCAGTCTTAGCGATAGCTGCGTAGCTGTCTCTCGAGTTGCGGAAGACCTCTCTGATTCGATCGTGACTCTTATGGTTACCGACCAAGTATTCGATGATGCGCCGACCCAGGTGACCATAGGTGCCTGCCAGGTCGACCTGCAAGTTCTCGCTCATCTTACCACCTGCTTTGGGATCATCTCCCAAAGGCTTGCCCTTGAGACTGAGAACCCGAGCTCGCGTACCTGCGTCTTGGCTGAACGAGGTCGCAGCACCTTCTCCAGAACTGATGAGCACAGTACGCCAAGAATCAATCCGGCGAGTACCATCTGGGTTACCTCGGCCGCGGCCTTGTCCCTGACAGAAGTCATAGATGACGTCACGGATCATCCGGGGGTGACGAACTCGCTTAGTCTCATCGAGGATGAGGGGCAGGCTGTGCAGGTATCCGGTAGTACGCTCGATCCAGACCTTGGTGGCATCCCAGCTATACATGGCAGTGGGGTAGCTGTCAGAAGGCTTACCCCATACAGACGCAGCCAATCGAAGCGCCGTAGTCTTACCGCCCGAAGTCTCACCGCTGAAGTCAACGACGAAGCCAGGCAGCTTCAACACTTCGAGGATGGGGGCCGCGGCTGAAGCATAGATGGCGATCATCATGTACGGATACTCGAGCACGTTCTCGATCGCGATCTTCCACTCGGACCAAGAACCCTTGCTCTTCCATCCTTGCGAGATGGTCTCCAGCCCTGGAGGCGCTGTCAATGCGAACGATGAAGGCTTCTTGTCGAGCGTGTAGTGTTTGTCGGGTAGAAGGAAACCACCGTCTGGTAGCCACCCCATACGAGACGCTGACTGCACTGCAGGGAATCGATGGTTGTTCTCGGCTTCGAAGTCAGCAAGGTAGGAGACCACCTGTGAGATGTGGTTGCTGCTGACCGGCGCTTCGAGGTCTGCCAGTGACATGATACGCGAGGTGTCCAAGATCGTACGACGGTCGATGACTCTCGAGCACCATCCGGCGGGACCGCGCCAGACGACCTGCCGCTTCGCTTCTCCGGTGAGCACATCGATGGTCCTGCCCGAGATAAAGATCGGAGCTGGAGCCACGCGACTTCTATTGATGTCGCCATCTACTCCTGCACTCAGCTTGTATACGCCAGAGACGTCGATCTCATAGCCTCTCGGTACGCGCAGCATATCGAGCACCGACTTTTCGATGACGGTAGCTGGAGGAGAACTGGCTCCGAGAGCCGCGCTCATAGTACAGAGAGCCAGGAGCTCTTGCTCCATCAGAGTCACTTGAGACTCGATGATCTTCTGCATGCGCTCGTCGGCGAGACGCTTGATCGCAGAGCGAAGGTTCCTTGCCTTGTTTACTTGGCCAGGTACAGACTCGATCGTAGACAGCATTGTACTGATACGCTCGCTGTCTTTCTTCCATTCATCAGCCAGTGCATCGAGCACATCAGGGTCCTGTACTCCTGCCCAGGCTTGTTTCTTGGCTTCACTGTCTGCACTCTTCACCGCTTCAAGAAGGCCGCTCAAAATGTTTTCAGGTTCTTGTGTCACTCCCATGACGGTCATTGTTTATCTCCGATTTGGTCAGCATTGTTCATATCCCGTAAGCAAAAGACGCCGCCCGACTAAGCAGACGGACGACGCCTAAACCCTGAGCCAAACCGAATGTGGAGATACAGCATGGCTTCCCCCAATCTATCGAGGTTGCAGGGTACGTGTCAAGCTTTGCGCTTCCAGCCTGACTTTAAGTCGTCTATACATATCTCAACTGTGTAGTCTCTCCAGCTGCATTGAGTACAACATCGTACGCGAGACACCCAGTCTTGGGTAAACCATGAGATCTCGTGCTTAGCGAGTCTCGCAGACTTACAACCTTGGGGCGTGAACGCCGTACGGCTGGAAGTCACACGAGTCTTGCTGTCGCATCGAGGGCACTTCATTTGAACTGGGTAGCCTTTGGAAGTGGTACTAAGTTACCGGCTTCGACTACCTGAAAGTTTCCGTCAGACAAGATCTCAGTGCAAGAGGCAAGATGTCCACCGCTGATGATTTTTGCCGCGGCTTCGGCTTGCATCGTGTTGATCTGCTCGTCTGTATATCCGAGTCCGTGCAAGACTCGGATGGCGTAAGTGCTTGTCACGTTGGTGCGCGGAACAAACTCAGACGGAACTTGCCCCAACTCCAGCTCCTCCTCTTCGGGCTTTCCTTCGATCTGCTCCTCCAACCACTTGTCCATATCGATGATGGTCCAGTTCTTCGGGCTGCGACCCTTGGGGCGAATAGTGCTCGCCATGAGAACCTGACCGTCGTACTTGGAGAATGCCCGCATCACAGCAGACAGAGTCGAGCCGTCCCAGGCGCGATCCTCAGGGATCAACACAGAAGGCGCGCCGCTTGGCGTAGACATCTGCATAGCAATCGCAGTCGTGACTGCCGCCCACTCAGCACCAGACAGAGCGCAGCAGAGTCTACCGTCTCTTCTGAGGCCCATACGGAATACCTCACGGCCTTGGTCCTCGAGTTCGATACCGAAGTCCCAACCATCAGGCAGGAAGCGGCTGACGCCGTCTGAGAAGGTCTTACCGAATACTCGGACAAGATGACCCACTGCATCTTCGCAGATCTTCTTCATCTCCTTGTATCGCTCGACCTGTTGCTTCATGCTCAGCGCAGTCTCCTTGGCTTGCATGACTGTGTCCCATTTGCCCGCCGCAGCGACCATCATCGACAGCTTGGACTCAGCTACGCTCAGCTGATGCTTGATGGCGTCCATGTCACTTGACTGCGTAGACTCAGCTTCGAGCTGCGCGATTGTACCCCGCTCTGCGTTAGCGTAGTAGTCGGCGCAGGCGACCAAGTGACGGTGCCCGACTTCGCTGCTGCAGCTGGGGCAGCTGGTCATGTCTTCTTCAACAGCCCAGTCCAGCACGTACTTGTTTGCTTGGATGCGCTTGAGGTTTGGATCTGTCGGACCCGCGGCTGAAGTGACCAGTAGCTCACGAAGACGCTTGACCTCCTCAGAGAAGTGGTACATCTCAGTGTCGGAGGGGCGCTCCTCCAGATCGCCGCGCAGCTTGTCGAAGACAGCCTCAGCTCCCTTGACCTCTTTGGCGCTCTCCCGCTGAGACTTACCGACATAGTCAGTGACTGCGATCAAAGTCTCGATCTCAGATAGCTCTCGACCGATGTGATCGGCCAGGTCTTCATAGCGTGCATGATAGTTAGCGGGGATCTGCGCGAGCACATCTTCGCGGTCTGCAGTCTGCGCAGCCCATAGAACGAAGGACTTGCGTGCTGTAGTCGAACTACCTGCAAGCGCTTTGCGTACAAGACGTAGAGGTAAAGACATACTGCAGTCAACTTCAGTGTCATGCTTGGGTCGACCGACCTTGCCTTTCTCTGACTCGAGTCTGTAGTACGCTTCAGTGCCGTCGTTGATGACAGCAGTACACTCGAGGTGATCGCTGGGTGACAGGCTCATAAGAAGCGCTCCGTCCTTGACTTCGTTTCGGTTAACGATGTCATCCGCGGCAGCACTAAGTGCGAGCTCGAGAGACTGTGTGACAGCACTCTTGTGTGATGTGTTTGATCCAACGAGAAGTGTGTGCTTGCCGATCTCAACATTCCACATGTTGCCGGTCGGGCTCTTGACGTTACTCTCGATCTTCTTGACCCAGGGTTTTTCCTGTTTCATTGTTTCTCCTACGGTTCAGGGTTTCCGTGGCGGTATAATAACTACGCTACATTTAGCGGTCAAGGTCAAAATATGACCGCAGACCAACCTTTCCAGTTGTCGATGTTGGTGTCCTCCAGTGCAGTGATTTGTTTGAAGCGGTGTGTCTCGGGGCACCAAGCGAACACATGTTTATGTTCTTCGAGGAATCCCTTGACGATCGAAGCCGTGGCGCGACCCACGACAGGTTGCTCTCCTTGGATGTCCATGGGTACGACGACGCCATGAAACATAGGAGTGCCGTCGTAGTTTCGACCGTGTGGTACATCACTACACCATGCTTTCCAACCACCAAGAGCTGAAGCGCGAGACTGAAAGTCGTCTCGGCCGGGCACGACCTCCACGCTCCAGTCCGGTAGGTTGAGTTGATCGAGCAGGGTCTGAGACCACACAGCGATGTCAGATACATCATCTTGACGACTGTGCGCCAGGAACCATCTTGCGGATTGCATTAGACCTCCTTCAAGTTTTTGCCGATGTCGGCTTCAGATGTGAGCACTACCTCCCATCCCGGTACGGTCAGGGTCATGCACTCTTCTACTTGTTGCCGCCACTTCTCCAGCTGCTCTTCCCCCTCATCGGGGACTTCGATGCAGATGCTGTCGTGGCATTGGTGGATGAGACCTGTTCCTGGGCCAGCGAACCCAAACGGGAACGCAGTGATAATTTCTTGTTCTGCCAGTCGCATGAGTGAACTTTCAGCGGCCAGCACAGGGAAGTTGACGACTTCATTTTTCTTTCCATCGGACAAATTCCCGGATCGCCGACCCAGGACAGGTTCTTCCATATAGCCTTGTTCGCGGTAGATCTCGAGCATGCGAGCCCAAGCGTCCATCCACTCAGGTTCTGCTTCGAGCCACTGCTGATGAAAGTGTCTAACTTCTCTCGGCTCGATGTCCAGATACGGTAGCTTGCCATCGTTCGTCTCTGTTGACGTTAGAACCTGCCAAACCGTGCTGGGGTCTGCCCAGTAGATGGATGCATAGCGGAATGTCTTCATGACGTCTCGCATGGCTTTGGCTTGCCCGCCTATCGGCTTCTTGAGAAGACTGAACCCGTCAGGTCCCCAGCCATCGGCGTGCTTGAACTTGCTACCGAAGATGTCATAGGCGAGTAGATTATGCGGGTCCTTGTTCTCTACGAAGCACTCGAGTAGACGTGGGATCTGCCAGAAGCTTGCAGTGATTCGAAGATGGGCTTGATCGAGGTCGGCTCCAATGTAGACTCGACCTGGCGGTGCAGCGAAGATGCTCTTGAGTCTGCCTTGTCCCTTACGGTTACCGATGTTCTGCAAGTTGGGGCCGCTTGAGCTCAGGCGTCCGACACTGGTGGTGTGTGCGTTCCAGTTGCTTCGAACACGACCGTCTTGCCATACAAGACCTTTCTTGGGGTCGACGTCTCTTCTCTGCATAGGCAAGAGGACGGTGCCGAGTATCTTGTTCTTCTCTCTTCGATACAGTCTTAGTTCGTAGATGAATGCCTTCTGCTCTGCTGACAGGCCAGGGTTAGACAGGTGGCCGCGGAGCACAGCATCACCTGTGCCGGGTAGTCCTGATTCGGTGAAGAACTCTCGAGAATCCATGTGCGGTGGGATTGACAGCTTCCACTTGTTGTAGAAGAGGTTGCGTATCTGATCTGCAGATCCTGGGTTGAAGCCATCGTCGTTGACTGACTTCATGTCCAGCTTCTTGAGCCCGATGCTTCGAGCCATCTCGTCCAGCTTCTTTCGTCTCTTGTCGATACTGACGGTGTATTCGACTTCAAGACCCATACGAATCTTTTGATCTACCCACACACCGTTGCGGTGCATCTCGAGGCACATCTCTTGAGTCTTGTGGTCTACCTCGAATAGATTCCAGGGCTTACCCTCACCCCATCCACGAGGCTTGAACTCTTGACTGAGAGGTCGGAAGGCGCCTGCATTCGATGACGCATCAATGAGCGGTACAACGATTCGAGCGTTGACCACTGCGTCGACGATGTTGTAGCGCAACAGCTCATCGTCATCTGTTGCACCTGTTGCGATCTTGACGCCTTTCTCTGATGTCTCCCAGCGCTCTACGTCTGTGAGGATGGAGCCGATCGTCTTCAGTCCTTTGGGCAGGTCTGGCGCGCGAAAGCGTGTGGGAAAGAGTGTGTCTACCAGAGGAGCTGGAGTAACGCCAAGCCAGCGCTCGATGACTAAGCGGTCGAAGAACCCGGCATTGTGCCCGACCCATACTCGACCGTCAGTCATTGCCGTCATGAGTATCTGCTTGATCGCGTCTTCGTCTTCTGGTGAGTAGAACTTTGTCCCGCCGTCTGCGGATAGAATACTGACACCCACTGCCTGGGAGACGGTTGAGATCTCTGCGCGGGCGGCTTTGCCCATCTTGTCCAAGTCGGGTGTTGCAATCGCGATCGTGCGTAGCTTGCACGACATCGGGTCTTTCCCGTCGGTCTCAACGTCGTATGACCAAAAGGGCGCGGGCTGGCTCAGCCAGGCTACAAGCTCATCCGGTGTGGGTCGCCACAGGATATCGGGGTCTTGCCACCGCAGCCGGTTCTCGAACCAACGAAACCCTTTCGCTAAGTCTGAATGAAGCACGCTTCTCCAGCTCGGAGATCTCACGACAAACGACGGGTGCAGCGTCGGCATGATCATGTGAGCGCCGCCGCTGGGCACCATGTTCCAGTCTTCGTCTACCCAGACAGGACCGCCTCTGGACGCATGAATAGACGCGCTCGTACCTGTCAGTGCTTGTGTGGCAGTCTTGCCGAGAGTAATGATGTGCCGGTAACTGGATGCTCGACTCAACAGACGAGGTCGACAGCATGTAGCTGGATGCGGGATAGGGTCTTTGCCTTCCTTGCTTCGTCGTTTGTTGATCTTGTCTAACTTCTTCTCCATGCGAGCCCACGCACCGGATGGCTGACCGGGGGGCTTGCACAGCACTACGTTTGTTAGATCGATGTCGGGCCGCTTCTTACCAATAGCGAGCAGGGCATTCCCCCACTCACTACCCGAACGGCCTATGAGGGGCCGACCTCTCGCGACCTCCTCAAGACCGGGAGACTCGACGACAGCTAGCGTCGAGGCTCCGTTGTGTATCTCAGGAGGGACCGGCGACCACTCATCGTTTGCCAGTTCACCATTCTTCCTGAGAGGGCAAATGTCACATCGTGCGCCATGATGCTGAGGGTCATAGCGTTTATTGAGAGGTTGTAACATCACACTCCTTAAAGGTTGAGGCATCTGTGGGCCATGCCTCCCTGCGCCTCCTCAAGATCAGCTAACGATCTGCTGAGCTGCCGATGGGGGAGGTGGCAGAGCAGCACCAACCGAGGGAGCTCCTGCTCCGTTGGTGGGCATGGGAGCCACGCTAGCTGTAGCCGGCGGCAGGTTGAGGTTGTTGTTCGTTGCCGGTGCGGCAGCGGCAGGTTGAGCCACTTCAGTATCCTTCAACTGCTCGTAGGTAGCTTTCGATACCCACGACTTGATGGTGCTGTAGGAGCCCTGCACGCCGCGCTGACCGGGGATGAACTCAACGTATCCCTTTCGCTGGGTCTTGCTGGTGAGGAACCAGTCATCGTGAATGCCCTGAGCAGCTGTGATCTCCTGATAGGAGTAGCCCAGAGACTGGAGGATGGTGATAAGAGCAGCAGTGCGCCCGCGAACCTGCTTCTCGGACAGACCAGGGACTTGAGTCGCCTGACCATTGTTGTCCGTGTCCCATGGAAGATGTACGAAGTCGAACATCTTGAACCCGTTAGGGAACTGGACGTGGAAGCGACGAGAGCCGAACTTGTCACTGGACTTGTTCTCGATCTCGACGATGCTGACTTCATAGTAGCCAGTCTTAGGGGGAGCGGTACCAAGAGCGGTAACGCCTTCGAATGCACTGCCAGGAATCATGAATGTAGTCATGAGCTTTTTTCTCCTTGAGGAATGGGGTTTGAGCCCCGGTTAAATGGTCGGAGGGGGAGGAGGCAGCACTCCACTGCTCTTCCTGTCTTCGACCTGATCAACGGCAAAATCAAACAACCCACGCTGTTTGGTCAACCGCAAGACGCCGCGAGCAATGCCGTCTTGACATGCCCACCTGAGATGCAAGGGGTTCTGTTGAACCTTACTTGCAACATCCTGAACTACGATACGAGGATCGACATTGGCAGCGACGTCTTCAGCGACAGCCTCCGCAATATCGTCCTGCCACTCTAATCCGTCGATTCGGTCGAGTCGATAGTCAGACTCGCTGGCACGCAGGATCTCTCGAATATTACCGGGAGTACGCTTGGTGCATACGCCAGTTCGATCGCCTGTTACCCAATCGCTGTCGGTAGGATCGCAGTAGTAAACAGAAGGAAACCAGGGGTCAGGATAGCTGGGATCCACCATGGCGCGTACGTTGATGTCGCACCAAGAGGGGATCGTCTCCGTCTGGTTTCGGGAAGGAACGTCAGGTCCACCAGGGCTGAATCGCCCATCGGCATTGGAGCCAGGTTGACGCTCATGGAAAGTCATAGCCAGGTGAACGCCCAGATGGCGAGCAAGACCAGACATCTCGAGTAGATATCGATTCAGCTGCTGGTAAGTCCAGAAGCGATCTTTCTTGCCGCTTCGACCTACAGGAGCCTCAGACTCCCAGACCAGCATCGAGTTCTTACAGATGTGGCTGGCGTCATCGATTACGACCGCACCATACTGAGACGCGACGTCACTTGATGCCAACTGCTCGAGGAGCTGAACAAGCTGAGGTAGAGTCTTGGGTGGGTTGGGGTGGACTGCGGGTGTGAAGCCGAGTTCATTCTGCGCGACAAGTGTGATCGCACTGGGAACACCAAGGAACAGAGCCTTGGGAAACGCGGCGAGCATGTCTGAGGTTTTGCGCTTCTTCGGCTTGCCGTAAGACGCGATCATGACAGACGGATGCGTAGCTGTGCCATTATGCATGACATCTCCTTTATTGGGGTTTTTACTCAGGGTTCGGTTAACTTAGCGAGCTCGGTTTTCTTTGTCCAGGCGGAAGAGACGATTCTCCGTAAAAGCACATCCGAATTCCACCGCAAGCACCGTATCGGCCATAGCAGGTAGTTTCGTGTTGTGCCTTGGGCCAGCTCCAGTGATCGCCGCGCAAGTCGAGTCGAGCCAGGCTGTGTTCAGCCTGCCAGAGCATCTCGGCAAAGTGCGTGTCTCGGTGTGGAGTCGACGGTACGGTGGGTCGTGCGACCTTCCAAGGATCTTGAGTCTCGATAAGATTGAGGGCGACACCGCCGAAGTCGCGGCCCCATATCTGCTTGCCCATGATACGGAACGCTGCGAAGCCTCCGTCGATCGCGTAGGCGTCGACACTCCTCGAAGCAACGACACGGGCTTGATGTTTATGGTCCCAGATCCAATGCTTGCCTGATCGATCAACGATGGCCAAGTCAAGGCGCCTGGTGAGTGTAAGGGGCTTACCGTGATCGGGGTGGCCTGGACAGTCGAGCGGAGTCGGTTCGATCTCTGCCCCTTCAGTCTGAACCCAGAGGCCCCACTGACCGTTTTTGTTTCCGAGAGTTGCCGTGACCGGACACTCGACACCCCAGATTCTACCTGGCGGTTCGGGAAAACGAGCCATGTATCTTCGGTAGCATTCGATCATTCGGTCGAGGTGTTCATGTCCCTGACCTTCTTTGTCGCAGTAGGCGTGAGCCGCGTCTTCGGGATCCATCAGCTGAGAAGCGTCAGTGACCCAGTCTTCGTCGACCCAGCAACCTCCTTGCCTGGCTCCCCAGATTGCGTGCTGGTGTGCTTGTAGGATGTGTCCGATTGATCCTCGTGTCAGCGCACTTGCTGGTATGAGGTCAATGTCCATGCGATTGGTGTAGGCAAAGAGCTGAGGGCACTTCATGAACTGGCCGATCCTCGACCACCCTCTCGCACTTCGTCCTGCGTCGATCAGTCTCATGCGGCTCCTAACTTGCTGATGATGCTATCCACAATGGCTTCCTTGTCCTCGAGTCCGAGGAGTTTCTGATCCAGCCCTTTGAGCTCATCTGCCTTGAGGAACTTTTCGATGGGGCCGAACTTCTCGACGAGGATGTCGACCACCCTTTCGTCGTATGTTCCAGACGCCACCACTACCTTGAGCAATGTGGCGCGACCTCCGAGTCTATCAAAGCGGCCCTTCCATTGTGTAAAATCTCCAGGCTTCCAGGGAAGCATAGCGAAAATGGCGAGGTCCGCAGTCTGCATACCATCTACGGCAGTTCCGAAAGCCTGTCCTGTTCCCACCAGAACACAGGGTCCCTCCGACCCTCTGAACGAATCGACCATGTCGTCTCGTTCGACTTCACTTACACCACCATGGCCCATCCAGACCGGGACCTCACCCAAAGCCTCATCCCCGCGCTTCAGAGCCTTGCGAATCTGATGCGCCCACAGTTCAGTCTCCCTACGACGAGCTGTAAAGATAACGACTTTGCCGCCGCCCTTGAGTCCCTCCATAGTCTCTTGGACGACGTATTTTCTTTTCCTACTGCATGCCTCAGCCAATCTGGCTTCGATGACACGCTCCCTCTCCAACGGGTTCGTTGCTTGCTTATGAAATGCTTTGATCGCTTGATTAAACGTCTGCTTATCGCTCCACCGTTCCGACCTATTGAGTTGTTCTGGCGGCAGGTACATGACCTGCACGCGGGTCGAAGGTAGTTCGGCGTGCGACTCTGAGTATGGTACTTCATGCGTAAAGAATGAGCATCGGGCTCTGAGCTCAGCAATGTGGCTCGAGCCTGTGTCATCGAGACCGCCGAAAGTTCCGTCTCGAGCGTCACAATAACGCTCAGCGAATCGTCGATAGCTGTGAGCGAATCCGCCAGGAGACAGAAGATCCAGCTGTGACCAGAGCCTTCGAGGTCTACCGTCATCGAGCGGTGTCGCTGTTAGACCGATGCGTAGCTTCACGCATGGGTGCCTACTGGCTTCCATGATTGCGACGGCTCGATTGACTCGGTCTACTTTCGATCCCTTTCTTCCGCTGGCTGTCGTTTTCTTCTTTTCGAAGCTGACGCTGCCGTCTTCTTCTTGAATGGCGACCCAGCGCTTCTGGCTTCCATGCATGTGGATCTCGTCGAAGATCAATACATGCGGGCGTACAATGTCAAGAACTTGTGAGTTATCCGCCAACGACTCCGCGCCGATAATTACAAAGGGGCGTCGGTTGAATCGGTGCGATTCTTTCATGTAGTCTTGGAGAGTCTGATCTTTCTTCCTCATGTCAGAGGAGGGCTTGACACGAAAAGGTTTGATGTTCGTGTATTCTTGAACCTGACTCCACCAGACATGCCGTGCCTTGGCCGGACAGATCACAAGGATCGGGCTCAAGGGCCATCGCAGAGACGCCAGCAGAGATCCCAGAGTCTTGCCTGAGCCGCAGGCCCAGACGTTCATGACGTAGGGCCGATTGATTGCCCAAGCAATATTCATCTTCTGGTACGGCGTCGCCGTCTCAGCGACGAACTCTTTGACTTCTCCGCGGTCGATGCGGAGCTGCAAGAACTTCTCACCGACGTCGATCAACTCTTGTCTTTCACTGTCGTTCCAAGCAGTGATGTCAGCGGTGTCCTTTGGTAAGCCTGTGTAATGTACGCCCGATCTCTGCAAGTAACCCTCGACAAGCCAGCCCCCGTGAAGCGGTACGATGATCACGTAGGACTCAGCCTCGCACCCCTCCAAGTCAGGGGATGTCAGGTCCAGTTTAGACAGCCGAACTTTCCAGTTCCGCGCTCCTCGACGAACTCTCAGATAAACCAAGCAACCCGGCACGAGCGACTCCAGCTGATGAAGTACATCCGCTGAGTTGAAAACTTGGTATTCGATTCTGGGTTGATCCCACATGGCGTCCTCTTTGAACTCAGACTATAAGGCGTCAACCAACGTGTCAAGGTAAAACTTGACGGGACGTCAACATAAAGCTAAGATCGAATCAGGAGGTCGTAATGGAAAGTGGATTTAGTCAGTTTGTTCGTGAACACAGAAAGAACCGCAACTGGAGCCTTGCTGAACTTGCACGTCGGGCAGACCTGACTCAGCCAGAAGTAAGTCGTCTCGAGACTGGAGCTCGGACTCCGACACTGCGTCATGTGCGCGGCTTAGCCGAAGCGTTCTCTTCGTCGCACACGACACATGAAGAGCCTGATAACTACGGTGAGTGGATCAGCGTGCTGGTAGATTTAGGTCAGAGCAGTCGAGAACAGCGCTACGCAGATCGTAATCTCAGAACATGACCCACCACACGACAAGTGCGATGATTATGCAGAGGACAAGTTGGATCTTGTCAGCCTCGTTCATCTTCTTCATCCGTTTCTCGGACCGGAAAAGCGGATAACGTCGTCGAGTTTGCGGTCGATCTCCTGAAAAAGCTTGTCTCTTTCATTGTTATAGCGCTCTACAACGGCGTCATAACGCTCTCTGACTGCCTCGACGCGATCGTCACTGCGCTGCTCCAGCTCTTCGAGTTGCTTTTGCCATCCGCGAACCATGGCATCATGACGCTCTCTGTCTTCAGCGCGATGACGCTCCATCCGCTCTTCGAGTTGTTCTTGATGTTTGTTCCCCGTCCACCAGATATAAGCGAGCATAGGTACGAGCCCTAGTGTTTCAAGAGCATTGATTAACTCTATGTCCACTGCGGCCTCTACTCTGGCGACTCTGCCTCTTCTGGGGTTGGTTCTTCGATAGGTGTTTCCGGTTCGACCACCTCATCTGGAGGTGTGACGATTGGTTCGGTATCAATTAGTTCGCCTTCGTTGTCCAAGTTTTGGATTCTCTCGGCGAGTGCGTCCCAATCACCGTACTCATACTCAGGCTGATCGGCAATTGCAACTGACGCGCATGAAGTAAGTAAGAGTACGAACATTGAGTTATCCTCCTGGGTTAGTCCCGGTTCTCGGAAAAGCACGATCCAATATTTGGTGGATCTCTTCGGCCGACTCTTTTGTGGCCTCGACATCTTGTTGGGTGGTCGCCATGTCGACTTCGATCGCGCGGATTCGATCCTCGAGGTCTCCAATCTGGCTGGTTAACCATCCAAACACGGCGGCCATAGGAAGCGTGACCGCCCCGGCTCCAGCAGCTGCGGCAGTCTTCGCTTCCATCACTCCTCCTCTTCCCCGATCAGGGGCTGCGATTCAGCCTCGGCTTCTTCGGCCTCGATCTGATCTTCGTCACTTACTTCTTCTTCGACGGGCTGAGGGTCTTCTTCCTTCAACTCTTCGGCGATTTCATCAAGTGCGGCCTGCTCAAGTTCAGGATGGATCTCTTCGAGAGCCGAGAGTCGGTCCTCCAAATCCATGATCTGACTTCCGCCAAACATGAACGCCGCGACTCCTGCCGCGAGTGCGCCCATAATCTTCTTCTTCAGTGCCTGATCCATTACTCGTCTCCATCCACGATATCCATGATTAGGTCGATCATAACGGAAAACAGGCGCCTCTCAGCTGCCTCTCCGAGACCGGGGATATCGAGCTGAGATGCTATTAGCGCAGCAACCCATTCGCGTCGAGCTTCTTCGTCTTCAGGGAAGATCGCCTCAGCGCACTCAATCGCTTTCTTGATAATGTTTCGGCGACGCTCACGACGCTGCTGTCTGGTCAAAGCCATGATTACTCCTAAGTAGTGAGACCGATACGGACGATGACCGCGCCAGAGGGTCCTGAGTCACCTGCCGTACCTGCAGTGGTCAAGCATGCCATGACAAGTCCTGTGCCGTAAGCAAACCCGTCAGGGAAGCAGAACTGCTTTGTCTTGCCTCCGGCGACAGGAAAGACCCAGTCAGGGTCGGTGGTGCCTACGTTTACGTTGCTCGCGTTGTTGTTGTCCCACAACTTCACGTAGACCTGCGTGCTTGCATTCGCTGTGTTGTTTACGAAGAGTGTGTAGAAGGTCCCCGAGGTGGAGTCGACAACCTCATCGGTCGCGTTTGCTTCGATGTCTTCTGCGGTGAACGTGAAGAGCGGTGTAGTGAACTCGTCTGCAAGTGAAATAGCCATGTCAACCTCAACTAACTACGAATCGAATGGTCATCTTGTTTGCGCCAGGAGCGGTACCCGCGGCCGTTCCACCAGATCGATCACAAGAATAGGACACGGCTGTCGAGAACTCGATGCCGTCAGGAAAACTTAGCCGCTTACTACCACTGGTTGGAATCTCGACGACCAAGATTGGGGGAGTCGTACCGCGATCGACAACAGCTGCGTCGAAGAACTTCACGTACAGTACGTTGCTCGAGTCTGAGCTCACACAGTCCAGATAGTATAGATTCGCTGAACCGCCAGTCACGTCGACTTTGACGTTCTCATCAACGTCTTCGTCGAGAAACATCTGATATGTATACCGGGCATCAGCCGGAGAAGCAGAGAAAGCCATGGTGATTCCTAATGAAGATTGACCCAGGAACTACCTGCGTAGCCTTGGAATTTAGAATCCGTTGTGTTGTAGATTATCATGCCGACAGCTGCAGTCAAAGCGTTGCGTTGTGTCGTGGTCATTCGAGGTACGATTAAGGCACCTGTCGTGGACGTAACCGTGAGCCCGGTGCCCGCTACCGAGAGGTTACCCGAAACGGTGCCGTTGCCTGTAACACTTAGGTTACCGTTAACGTCGAATCCGTACGGCGCGTGACTGGAAGTCGAGACTGCGCGGTCAGGTCGCACGCTGGCGCGAGTTATCTTACTTCTCAGCTCGTCGACATCAGCCGAAGAAGATCCGCCTCGCCTGCGCCTACTTGCCATTTCTACCTACTTGACCCTGCTACACCACCGCGAGGATTTCTGCCTCCGCCGGGCACGTATTGGGGATTCATCTTGGCGAAGCTATGCGTCAGTCTATACCAGACCTTCCAGACTGCACTGGAGTCGGAGCTTGCTCCTGAAGCTTCCCAGCCAGCAGCAATAACCAGATAGACATTGTTGGAGTTGTTCCACCCAATATTCTGACCATTCATCAGCATGTTGGTTAAAGCGTCACTATCTGAGTTTAAGACAATGCCAGCTACACCGATAGGCTCGATGGCATCGCTGCTGCGGTCATCGGCAATTTGAAGCATGCAGTTGATGTAGCACTTGGGTGTGCTGCCGATATTAGCCGCAGGGCCTGTGCCCAGGTTCAAGTCTTGGTCGCCTCCGACTCGGAGTTGTATATCACCATTCGTATCATTGACCATTTTGCCGCCAGCCCACGCCTGGTTGGTTTGATCTGTTGGATCATCCGAGAGGCAGGCAACCAAAAAGTTCTCGTCGTTTGCCGTAGTGGACATTCGCTGCACCAAGAACTCGACGCCGAACTCGTCTTCCCACTTCATCAAACTACCGACAGGCGTAGTGAGGGGCTTATACCATCGAACGCAGTCCTGAGCAGAGGAGGTCCAATCATCACTGTCTCGGTCTGACTCAAGCGAAATGGTCATACCCGTAGCGGCAGTAGACGTGCTGACAAGTGTGCTGTTAGGGTCGTTCTTTGTCCAGCTCCCATCGTTAATGTCGATGGAGATCCATTCACTGCGACCGATAATCTCCCGACTCTGTTTCATAGTCGTCTGAAGATTGATCGGACCCGGCTTTCGTGTGCGTCTACTCATTATGCTGCATCAATAAAGTTGACGTAACCAACGATATTCACTTTATTTGTTGTGGTACTGTGAGCATTCACGGTCAACGGGGTTGAATTACCTTTGATAATCCAACCGGGCACAACAAGTACAGTTTCGTTGGGGTTGATGGTGGTGTAGAACCAATCACCCTCTTGGTTTGCTGCCGTGTCTCCCCACTGGATACAGAGGGTTTCCGTCGACGTGTTGAAGTTAGTCGCCCACAACCACACCTCATGGTAATCGGCGGTGTTGCTTGGACCTGTGTGAATAAGCTGTCCTGCAGCTTGGCTTCCGACAGTTGCGTTAGAAGCCACGTCGACAACGATTCCGCGCCCATCCGTAGACTCAGAGAGGCAGATTTTTGAAATAGTAGCCATGATTTACCCTATGAGAAAACTTGCATGTGAAGAACGGTATTGTGGTCGTCAGCGGCAGCGCCCCCGGAAGCTGCTGCCCAGGCGATGTCGGTTCCGTTTGAAGTCAGGACGTAGTTAGCGCTCCCCGCAGCCAGAGCCGATGGATCACCGCTGGAGTCTCCAATGATGAGGGAGCCCCGAGCGAGGCCCGCCATCTTTGCGAGGGTGACCTGATTGTCAGCGATGTGGGCGGTATCGATCGACCCATCTACATAGTGTTCGGAGTTAATCGAGTCATCTGCGATGTTGTCGCCATCTACCGCATCCCCTGCAAGCATGGCGTGCTCGACCGCACCGGTCTGGATGGTCATAGCACCAGCGGACAGACCGATATCGCCGCTTACGGTTGTCCAAGAAAGATCACCATTCGCGTCAGCGACGAGAAGCTTACCGTTGGAGCCTGCAGAGAGAGCCGCCGGGTTCCCGCTGGCGTCTCCGTAGATGATCTTGCCGCGTGCCAACCCAGCCATCTTAGCCAGAGTAATTTGGTCGTCTGCAATATGAGCCGTGTCGATGGAGCCGTCCACATAATGCTCAGAGTTGATTGAGTCGTCGGCAATGTTGTCACCGTCCACACAATCACCTGCCAGCATTGCATGCTCAACTGCCCCCGTAGCGATCGTCAGAGCCCCGGCACTTAGAGAAGCGTCTCCGCTTAGCGTCGTCCAAGAAGGGTCGCCGTTTGCGTCGGCTACGAGGATCTTGCCGTTCGAACCTGCAGCCAGAGCTGAAGGGTTACCTGAAGCATCGCCGACAATAATCTTACCTCGAGCAAGACCTGCCATCTTCGCCAAGGTCACTTGGTCATCGGCGATATGGGCAGTGTCGATAGAACCGTCAGTGTAATGCTCTGAGTCAATCGCATCGTCTGCGATCTTAGCGCCGGTTACTGCGTCAGCGGCCAGGTGAGCCGTGTCGATCGAACCATCCACGTAGTGTTCAGAATCAATGGCGTCATCTGCGATCTTGGCCCCAGTAATCGCGTCGGCTGCGATGTAGGCAGAAGCAATAGCTGTTCCCTGCCAAACGCCCGAGCTCACAGTGCCCAGTGTCGTAATCACACCGCCGCTAACGATGTTGGTCCCGCCGATGGTGATGGCGTCAGCTTCCATGGTCCCGTCAATGTCGCAGTCACCGCTAATGTCCAGTTCAGTCGCGATGATCTTATCATTGAAGGTGGCGGCTCCTGCGGCGGACCCGTCGATGGTCAAGAAAGTCGTATCAGAGCCACCGTCAGTACCCTTGAAGATGATGTCGGTGTCGTTGCCCTGAGCATCAATTGTGATGTTACCGGAAGTGGTCGTCAGGTTGATCGCAGCGTCACCGGCACTGATGTCATCAGCAGCGACAGATCCCGCGACTTCTCCAGAAGCAGCATCCCAGACAGCCTTAGAGCCGTCCCATTTAAGGAACTGACCAGAACTGGGTGAGTCTTGGCCGATCTTAGTTACATGCCCCGAGCCATCGAAGGTGATCGCAGCGGTGCCGCCTGCTTCTTTGAGTGAACCACCATCGTCGAGAATAAGGTCGCCAGTCGTCGTGATGTTTCCTGAAGCAGTAATCGCCGCAGCGGTTAAAGCGGCATCGGTAAGGGTCAGGTTACCTGAGCTTGCGCCTGTAGCAGAAGTAGTACACGCTTTCCACGTGTCGGCGCTCTCGTCCCAGATAAGTCCTGCGTTCGTGCTCGAGCCCCGTTCGACGACGATACCCGCGTCACCCGAAGGAGTACCTGTAACACCGTTGCCCAGCTCGATAAACTTGTCGGTAACAACCGTGTTCGTCGTAGAGATTGTGGTGGTGGCACCACTGATGGTCAGGTCACCAGAGATCGTCGCATTGCCATCCGCGTCAATGTCCAGCTGGCGCGAGAATACCGTACCTTTGTGGTAAACCGAACCTGCCATTATGACCTCCAGTTGAGCCGTACTTGAGCGGTAGCTGACCCAGCATTGACTTTAGCTACGAGATAGATAGTGCCGGCGGTCGAGTTACTAACACCAGCAAAGTGCTTGTAGTCGTACTCGATCGTAAAGATAACCGAGCCCTTACCACTTGTGATGCCCTCGTTGATATTCTGCGTTGCGCCAGATCCAACAGATGGTGTAATCGGGTAGTCACCGACAGAGTCTCGAGCCAGATACATAGTGACCGAGGCTGCAGTGCTGATGGATGTGAGCTCAAACTCGATGTTCTGCAGGTTACCGACAGTGGGGATATCTGATCCGCCCAGTGTGGCATCACTGCCTGTCAGGGCTGTGACCGCAAAAGAAGTACCAAGACTCACGCTGCTGTCAGCGGTATGTCCCAGTCTACGCCAGCCGTTGTAATTTGACATTTTGATCTCCGAGGCGAGTATATCCTATTTGAATAAAGTAATCAGCGATTGATTTGACGCGACTGCATTTCGAATGAGCGCGCTTCTGTGTCGAAGCCCATCTGGTACGCAGACTCAGACCCGATCTCTTGAGTGACTCTGTAGCCTAAGAATCTTAGCAATTCGAGATACATCAGTCTACTTTGGACTCTTTCGTCCTCAGACTGCTCCAGCGCACCTTCGATTTCGGTCAACTCAGATCTAAGCGTGTGTCGATTGTAATCAGCCAAAATGGGCATTAGCCGGTAGATCATTTTGGCTCTACCGGGACTCACATAATAACGTGGGTGCTCGATAACGGTACCGTCATACGGGTCTACTTGACCTGCAGAGACTTCGTATGTCAAGCCGCTCAAGACACCCGTGTCCTGCATTCCTAAGTGCATGGCGCGTGAGACTCTAACGGGAGCCGTAGAGGGTCGGTCTTCATCTTCAAATGAACTGCGGATAAGCTCGACGGTCGGCATACGCCCTAAGTCTACGATGGGCTCCAGTTGCTGAAGCAGTGCGTTACCTGTCCTTGACACGGTGTAGCGCTCTTCACCGACAAAGAACTCGTATTCAGCCGTCGTACCTTCAGGATCATAGTCAGTTACCTCGTCACTGAGGTCAGGTCCGCCACGAGCAAGCGACTGAGCCGAGTTTAACATGCCTTCTGCAATCAAGAAAGACGACGCGGCTTGAGCCAAGAAGTGTGTATACGCGCCTTGAATCAAGTCGGGTGGCGCAACTACATGAAGAAAAGGGGCTTCGTTGCCTGCGATTGAGATGCCTTCTTTGCCCTGGTTGTTTCTTTGGACAGTTTCGATGTATCGAGACATCTCGTCGACCATAGGCATAGTAAATGTAAACCCAGGCAACCCTCTTGTGTATCGGCCATAGGCAGCAGGATTGGGCCTCGGGACCACACGGCTTGTATCTACAACCTCGTACATCAAAGTGTTCGGGTGATATAGCTGTGACTGGGCTGCCAGGTCGATCATCTCGCTGCGAGTGTATGCCTTGCCTTGCTCAAGGTAGAGAGTCGGGTTGCCCAGGAACATCTGACGTACTTGTTCACGTACAGTTCGAGGTGGTAGGCCATTGTATCCATTGAGTAGCCGATCAATCTGCTCATCGGTCAGATCGTCAAACGTCTTAGGTGCGATGTTGTTTGCGGGGTCTCCCAGCAACTCTTCGTCGGTGAAGATCAAACGCTCGACTTGAGCCCTCTGGTTTGCATCAAGGGCGTCGATCTCAGCGCGGTTGGCGAACATACCATTCTCAAGCATACTGATGAAAGAGAAGTACGCCTCTTGTTCGTCGATTGTCATAGAATCGACATCCATTCCATAAGGGTCAACCAAGCCTTCATAGAGTAACCACTGCAGGCTTTCTGGTCCTGCGTCTAAGCCCCTACGAAGCACACCCAGCTTGTACGCACCGCGAGCTGAACAAAGGAGATTAAGGACACGACGATTCGCATTCTTGACGTAAGCCCAGAAAGGTAGAGCCGCGTTAACAAATATATCCTGTTCTGTTTTTGTCATTGAGCCTGCGTAATCAAACAAAGCGTCGACCGTCATTCTTGCCGCCGTCTTTGAGTCGAAGCCAGCACCCATCATTGTGATCATCAGACCGAGACGTTCTCGCTCAGACCAAGCCTCTGCGGCATCATCAAGATGTCTGAAGTAGTCAGTGAGTGTGTCCATTGCGACGTTAATCGCGTTGAGTCGAGGTATATCGCCTGCTGCAGCCGCTTCGTCTGCTTGATTCTTCAAAGATCTACGCAGCATCCGACCTGAGTTCTTGAGTCCTGTACTCAGCTGACGTGTGTCGAATGACGCCATGACACCTGCTTCGACCGCGTCACGTCTAATAGACATGGTCTCATACACAGTGTCACCGATTCTGACGTAAGGTCTTCTCAAGTCCATGACGTCGCTCACACGTATGTCAAACGCGCCGATTCGTGCGATCTTAGCGAAACGCTCACCGACTACGTCACCTGCGCCTGATAATAACTCACGTAGCTTCTCCGCCGCAGGGATACGTCCCGGCCCAATACCAAAACGAGCGGCTGCCGCTGTCGCCTTCTCGATCGCAAATGTGGCGCTTGCAGCCGTAACGAGTGCTGTAGACTCGGCGAGCCCAAAGAGCGGTCCCGCACCGGGTATCGTCATGATGTTCTGCAAAAGCACTCGAGGTAAATTCGCTATGGCTAAGCGGAATCCCTTCCTGTTTGTAACTGCGGCCGTTTGGACTACGTTGTCCATGGTGTTCATGGTGAAGTAGCCTTGCTTCAACATGCCTCGACCACGGATTAGCTGGATCTTGTACTGGTTATGTAGAAACGCGAAGATCTCTTCGACACCGCCTGGGTGTGCGTCAGATCCGCCAAAGAGTGTGGGATTTATCAGTCTTCGAGGATCAGGCTTTGCAATCTTCATTGCAGCGGCAAGTCTCTGTCGAGCCATTGCAGGAAGAACAAAACCCGTGTCTTGCATTCGAAGTTGACTGACCCCGTCTTCTGTCTTTACTGTTACGCGTCCTTGCACAAAGTCATCGGCCAGCATTTCGATGTTTGTGCCGAGTCGCTGCGACATGGCGAACAGTGCGGAGTGCTTTTTCGGGTCTACCGGCAACCCCATCATCATACGACGCAACCCATCATATACATCGATAGGTACTGCGATACCTTGACCGACCCATCTGAGCTTGACGTTTCTGCCCGCCCCTACGGCACCGATAACTGTAGCAAATGAGTTTGTCGCAACTTCATAGAGCTGAGAAATCTCATTCGGTAGCTTGGCAGGGTCGGCACCAAGAAACAGCACATCCCGAAAGTCTTCGACCAAAGTCTTGGCTCGATCAGTAGATGATCCTGCAAAAGTAGCCGCTGTCTTTAGGGGTCCGCGTCGAGTCTGGCCGCCTGCGTAAGCAATCGACTCCAAGAACAACGCCATCTTATTGGGGTCGTTTAAGATCATGCGCCCCGATTGACCTTTGACCGGCTGCTCAGCGATCTCGAGAGCGTTGCGAAACATGGACATCATGTTGGTCGACTGAAACCCTTCTCTTGCGGTCAGCTGGTTTATGAGCCTTCTCGCATCGTCTGCTTGAGCTCGATTCAGTGCGTAAGGCCCACGACCGGCAAACATCTCACCTACGGCAGTCAAGCCGCCTTCATCATAGGCTCTTCGAGCATCTTCGAGGTAGCGTATGAGTGTCGACTTGATCTTAGGTTCGATAGCTTCGAACACCATGCGGATGTTGTCGCGTGTCGCATCCATAAAGTCTTCGCCGCTGGACAGAGCCTTACGTCCTCCCCGAGTAAACGCCATGGGCTCTCCGCCCAGAAAAGAGTAGATCCGACCTCTTTGATTAGTCCTTGAACCCTCATATACGATTCGTCCCAGGTCACCTAAAGTCTGTTTGATGCTTCGGTCGCCGGCGCGAATCAAGCCACGAGCGTAAGGCGTCAATGCACGCATGCCCTTATCAACGTCACCGCCGATGGCTACTGCCTTGGACACTCTACCAAAAGGCCCGCCAAACAGAATTCTCTGTCCTGTACCCATCTCATCGTAACGAGAGAAGATCTCATCGATCATCTTGTCAGGTGTTAGTTCTCTTCCCTCGAGTATGGCCTTACGCCCACGGAAAGACACAGCCATGTTTCGACTATGTTGAAGCGCCATACGGTTGGTCTTGAGTGCTTGGTCTAACTGCGCGATTTCTTGTAGCGTAAACGTAGTTTTGGGCTGCGCAAACTTCGGGCTTAGTACTGCAAGTTCTGGGAATCGAATGGGTGAAGGAAGCAACACCACGATATTCTGTCCGATCGGATTGTCGGCCGACGCAGTCTTAAACAGATCATCCATGGCGCGAAGCGTCGCTTCTTTGTTGAAAGTCATACCGAGTCGTTGCGCTTCTGCTTCGATTAGTCCTATCGCACTGACTTGACCCATCTCTTGGTCTTCGTCGAAGACTTGCTTGAGTATCGCATTACGTGTGACCGGGGCAATTCCGTCTGACCCAGCGACCTTGGGTAGTACATTTGAGAAGAAGCGGTCGATCTCGGGGGTAGTCTTAATACCATTTCCAGTGACGGCTCTATATACGTTGCCGATGGCGTCTCGAGCCGTAGTGAAGATACGAGTCATACGTGAATCTGTGTTCGCGCCTGTTCGGATGTATCTCTCTAATGCATCTCCGAAGTAATCTTCTGCCCTGGCGACAGTGGCTGCGTCTCCGATGAATCGACCGTTCCGGTGCGTGATGTTGACACCTCGCTTACCCAGCCAGGCAACGACCTGATCCATGTCTTCAGGACCGAGCATTCGAGTTACGATTTTACCCAGCTCCTGTACGAGCCTGCCGGGGTCACCCTCGGTTACGAAGAGGTATAGAATAGCCTTACCGTCTTCGTAGAACTGAAGGTTAGTGGCGTTCATGCTGCTTGGACGAGGCGGCCCAGGACTCAACACAACAGCGGCTTCTTCGATCTCAGCGGGCTCAGTGGCTCTCGCGCCGTAATCCATCACATTTTTTCTGGCTGTATCGAGAGATTCTTCAGCCGCGTCGAATCGAAGGAAAGCCTCGTCGGTTCGCGTCGCTGCCTTTCTCTTGGATTCGACAAAGCTGGCGAACTCCGCGTGTTGGGGGTGCTCTGGCGCGTCGACTCCGTGTCTGTTGAGACGCTCGAGAGGGTCGTCTAATGTTCGGGCTAAAGCGTTTGCCTGGGCTGTATCGTTACGAATGACTTCCATCGCTTTTGCTTCACCATCCGTAATCTCTCTCACGGCGACAGCAGGACCTTCGGGGTGGTTGTTGACAAATTGACTTCGGGCTCTCGCCGCGGCTTGTCGAAGCTCGTCTATGTTGGTGATTTCACCGTCGTCTACGCGCTTCAGCAAGGTCTGGACAACACCTCCGTACGCGGTATCGCCTGGGTGGTACGCGGGAAGAACGGTTCTTAATCTCAGCACCGCTGCCCGAAAGTCCTCTCCGGCTATGGCGAGATCTGTTGCCTGATCGTACTGTACCCGCATCGTAGTTGCGATAGCCGCCTGTTGCTTTGCTTGAGCCGAGTCCGTGGCCAGGTTTCGAGGTCTTACTAAGTTGGCTCGCTCTTGCTGCAGTCTTGCGTATCTAAGTCGCTGGTGATCAGCCCAGGCTTCAAACCCGTAGTCAGGATCATCCGCTATCGGAGTCCCGCCTCTGCTGTAGTCGCGGGCACGTGTCGGACCTACCTGACGTCCGGGGAATCGTGGTGTGAAGATGGTACCGTCGGGCGAGACTTCCTGCCCGAGATCCATGGTCTCTTCCATCTTATTGATTAAGTCGTCGAGTTCGTCGACTCGCGCTTGCACTGCAGGTGGTAGGGGCTCAGGTGTGACTCTGGCGCGAGCAGCACCGATCTCATCGCCCAAGACATGAATCGCGTCGTCAATTTCCTTTTCAGCGTTCTTCGCTGCCGTCAGAGCGTCTGCCGATTCAGCGTACTCTGACCGGGCTTGCTGCAACTCTGTTCGGGGCAGCGGCTTAGCCTGCGCTCTACGTGCAGTCTGACCTTCGACACGGTCGATTAACTGAGACAAGACAGCTACTTCGGTCTCGTCGGCTCCTTCGACTCCGTCATCAACCTGCTTCTGCAGGAAGTCACGATACTTCTTGAGTTGATCAAGTTCCGGGCCGCTCATCTGACCGGCTCGAAGAACGCTGATGTCTCGATCCAAGCTACGTAGAAGTTCCCGGTCAAGGTCTGTTGCGCTGCCCGGTAATTCTGCTTCGTCGGCATCGATGCGTCGCTGTACAGCATCTCGACGTTTCACGACAGCTTGTAGATCGGCAGCTTCTTGCGCGACCTCTTCACCCAGTTCTTCCGCGATCTCGGCTCTTCGCGGCGACACTGTGCTTTGCAAGAAAGCAATGACTCCGCGCTCTTCGTCTACGCCTTGCCTGAGCTCGGTAACTTGCCTCTTGTTACTGGTGTGCGCTCTTGCCCTACCCGCGACTTCAAGCTCAGGTTCAGTCAAGGCTCGTTCAGCCAGCACTCGACCGTCATCGCTCGCGCGTGATCTGACTCGCATGTCTGACGGATCAATGCCTCGGTTAGCCTGGCTCAAGATCTCGGCGCGTATGGACTTCTGCGGAACCAATGCCTCAATCGCAGCTTGCTCTTTATTCACAGTCTGCGTTGTTGACGCGAGACGGGCCTCGAGAACTTCTAAGTTACGCTGAAGAGCCAGATGGACACGATTCTGCACTTGAGTCGGAGAAAGTACAGGAGCTGCAACCGCGGCAACTTCATCTACCGTAGCCGGCGCGACATCATCTGCTCCCTTAGCAAATATGAGAGTATCCGCCGCTGTTCTGCCTGTCAGGGCCTTTGACTCTGCATTAAGTAGATTATCCGTGAGCCGTATGACTTCGCTGAGAGCGGTCCTCTCATTAGGGGAAAAACCGAGAAGCCGCATAACGATTTGGGTAAATCGACCGAGAATCGTCTCGTTCGTTCCCGCTATCTTGATCCCTGCCAGGAAGTCTTGAAACGGCTTGTTGGTCAAGGCGTATGAGACTAATTCATAGACATTCCAGGGGTCTTGACCCAGCTTGAGCCCTCCAGGCTCTAAAGCTAAGTGGTATTCCCGCAGTGCTGTGGCCACAGGACCAGTTGCCAGATCTTCAAGTTCGATTGCAGCCCGAGATAAGTCAGATACGTCGTCGCCCAGCATACGGGCTCTGGGCAAAGGAGACCTACGCAGTGGTCGGGTTTGATCGACATTTCGGACTCTATTTAGTTGCCGGACTTTATTAAATCTTGAGTCTGCTGTGGTGATACCTTCTACGAGTCGATTTACCGTAGCCGAGTGGACTAACTCGTGTAGGAGCGTCTCTACATTAGTTCCTGCGTACCTCGCGTTTAATTGAGCAGATGTCAGTAAGATTAGTTCTGCTTCGTCACTTACACCGTAAGCTTGCTTGACCGCCGAAAATTGACCCGGCCTAAGAATTGCGCCGAGTGTTTCATTCCCGTAGTTCACGGGTAGGGGGTCGCCTGGCTTGACCACCCTGATTTGAACATTATCTAAGTGAGGTTCGATCCTTGCGGCGACCAGTCGGGCGGCAGGACTATCGGCTGAGCCTGCGAGATATCTCGCTGCAGCACGCCCATCCTCAAATCCTTCAATGATCTCCTCGAGTTCTCTAACAGTTACCCCTGGCACACCTGAAGGTTTTGGTTCTGGGAGCGCCCCCCGCATAGGCTGCATCTCGTCAGCTACAGCCAACACCTCGTCTTCGATTTGCCGAATGCGCGCCCGAATCACTTCGACTTGCGCATTTCGACCGAATATCTCCATGCGGCTGCCTTCAGGTCCCTCAAGGCGGCTAAGTTCGTCAACCAGCGACGCTATCTCTTGTTGCGCTTCATCCGCGGTGCTTGGTAGTGGACCGCCTGCCAGATCACGGATAGCTACAGTAGGTTCATCTTGAAGCCTTATCAGAGCGTTAACTGTTCCTTGTAGCTCTCGCGCACCTTTGTCGAGATCTAAGAATGTCTGGGCTCTCTCGAGCGCCTCGTCAACATCGTCTGTCCCAAACACACTTCTGCGTAATTCAGGCGATAGCTTCTCTACGTCACTACGGGACGGCACCCCGGCTTCTCGAATCGACTGACGCGCACCTCTGGCGGGTATAACTTGACGGTACTCTTGCACAAGATCCGCTTGTTGGGCTCGAATGTCCCTCAAAACTCGGGTCATAGGATCAAGCGTGATTCGCTGCGGAGCACCGAAAGGAGAGGCTGAAGGCGTCTCTGTCGGAACTAAAGGTCGAGCCGGGCGTGGTCCGGGGGCAACATCCCCTAAGCGTGCTGGGCGTGCCGGCCTCGCCGCCGGTGCCGGTGGTGTCGGGCGTGCCGGAGCGGGTGCTCGAGAGCCGATGATCTCATCAATCTCAGCCTGTATCCGCTCAGCCTTAGCGCCTTCTGCCGTCGCTCGTCGAGATCTTAAATCGTCCAGTCTGGCGCTGACTTCGGGCGACAGCGGCCCCTCGTCACTAATATATTGACGTGCTGCTGCAGGCGCTGGTGCGGGTCGGTCAGGCACAGGCCCGATGATTTCGTCAATCTCAGCTTGTAGTCGTTGCGCCTTTTCACCTGTGGCTGCTGCCCGCCTCGCTCTTAAATCGTCCAGTTTGGCACTTGCTTCAGGAGTCAGTGGTCCTTTGTCGCCAATATATCGACGCCCTGCAGGTTGGGCGGGTGTCTCAGGAGTTGGTCTTGCGGCAGAGGGAGTGGGTGCGTCCTCAACAGCACGTACCACCGCTGCAACCTCGGCCTCATCGGCCATGCCCGCAAGCCGGCGAACTTCTACACCACCAAGTAACTCCCAAAGACCGCTCGCATCTCTACCCTGCCGACTGGCAAGTGTGCGCACCAGCTCGTCCAGAACACGTGCATTATCAAGTGCTGTATCTTCTGCGACACCTGCCATTCTCAGTCGATCAAAGAAATCGATACCTTGAGGTGTCATAGGTCGCAGAGGATGGACCTCGGGTACCTGGCGCGCGCCTTCAGCAGCTAAGTCGATGCCTGTGCGCTTGTTGCCCAGCAAACCGTTGGTGTAGTCAGTGTGGTACCCCATGGCCACAGCGCGGATCTCGTTGTTCGTTCGAACAGCTGTCCTTGCACGCTCGATCGCGTCGAACACTTGATCCAAGGAAGGTGCGCCTTCAGTCGCATCAGAGCCCCTTTGGGCAATACCTCGAGCCCAATCGGCTAAACCTTCAACTGCGTCGTCGGCTCCCTCGGGAAATCCTCGAACCAACTCATCGATAGAGTTGACGATTCCATCTACGTTGTTGGGGTTACGGCTCAGCTGGGTGCGCAGTAGATCTTCTATGAGTCTTTGCTGATACGGGTCCGTTATACCCAGCTTCTCTAAATCAACTGCCAAATTTGCGATGTCTTCTTCGACTGCCCGTAAAGCACGCGCTCCCTCAGGAGTCAGTCGGCCCGACTCGTATTTACGAGCCAGTTCGTCAAGTGCGTCCAGCGCCCTCTGAGGATTAAGTAGACCCTCGAAACCACCGCGCATTTCACCCGTTTCGGGATCTGTAAGCGCCTGACGTCGTGCAGACGCGTGCCGGTGTACGGGGTCGTCCATTACGAGAATCTCATCAATCTCGTCGGCTCCCTGACCCATGATGTCTTCAGCGCCTTCGACACCACGTTGATTGAACCGCTGTGCGATTCGAGCATCATCCGCGTCAATCTGACCGGCCAAGTTGGCTTCCGTCCCTCGACCCGACACACGCCTAAGTTCGGACTCAATACGTGTAGCTTCTTCGAAATTACCCGCAAGACGAGCTCGCGCAGCCTGTTCGGTGAGTCTGTTGACTTCTCTAACAGGTGCGAGTTTTACGCCTCGGTAGGCTGTCCTAACGCCTTTACCTAAGATACCGCCGACGACTGTCAGTGTGTCGGGCGATAGGACATAACCGGCGGTACCCGCGATATAGATCGAGGCTTGCGCAGCGGTACCTAAATCTGGGTTGTCACCAATATAGTCCAGCCCGACGTTCATCAAGTTGTCGGAGCTTCCCATACCGCGAAGACCTGCCTCTGAGAACGAAGCGAAGTCTGTGATGTCACCTTCGATCGCTCCTCGAGCAATACCCGCAAAGTAGCTACCTGGCTTATCAACCATCTCACCGAAGGCGATGTAATTCTCAACAGGTGCCATCAACGGGAATCCGTCAGCAGACATACCGACAATCTGCATACGGGAGGACGCGCCTCCTAATGCCTCGGGTACGAGACCTCGAACCTCGCCTGGAATGAATAAACCGGAGTCTCCGAGCTGAACATCTTCTGCCGTACCAAATATACGATTCATCAAATCGTCAGTAAGTATGGTACTTCCAGGCCACCGCCCAACGGCTACAATAGCCGCAGCGTCATCTATCGCCCGTTTGTAGAAGTACTCGCGGGCTTGGCCGTACAGCCGATCGTCAGGACTCAGACCAAATCGGTTCAGGTAAACTTCAACGGCATCATCAGCGTAGCGCTGCATCGCGTTTGAGCCTGTCAAAAACGACGCGTTCTGATAAACCAAGTTCATCTCGGGATTAACCAGAAGCTGAGTAACGTAGCGGTCTAATTCATCGAAAGCAAAAGAGTCTGGGTGAACAGACCGAGCCGTTCTATTTGAGCTACTGACGACTTCGACTCGAGGGTCATCCAACTCCATCAAGGTTTCGACATCACCTGACTCTATGGCTTCACGAGTCTCTCTGACTCGTCGGGCACCTTCGGTACGTTGTGCGGCTACCTCGGCGTTTACGGAGAAGCCCGGCTCACCGCGGACAGAAGATAGACGGACAACCGCGTTGGGGTTCATCCCTCGCTCTCGAATGTCTCGAGCCATACCTTCGAAGTTGTACCCAGCTTGCTGACCAATAGCGATGTACTGGTCGGGCGACATACCGCGTTCTTCTGCCATGTCACTCAAGATCTGCGACACGGGCACGTCACTCGAGAGTGAACCTAAGCGCCTTGCGAACTCGTTTAAGTCGATGGCTTCAGCTGACTCGAGCAGAGTCATCTCTTGCGCGAAACGCTCCCTGTCTGGGTCAGGCGCCTGGCGCATGTAGGCTGCAGCTGCAGCTGACGCACGCTCTTGGACTTGCGCGTCTGTGAACTCAGGGCGCGCCCGTCTAATGTTTTCTATGTAGTAGTTGAGACTACCGGGACCCTCAGTGGGTAGCGACCGACGCGCTTCAGATATATCTGTCGTTAACTCAGTCTCGCCACTTCCAGGGGGTTGCGTGATATATGAAGGTCGAGCTGCAAGCTCTTCCTCTGTCATCGGTCGAAGCCCGCCTTCTACCGACGGGTCGATCATTTGACCCTGACGAAGCAACTCATCAAGTGTGGGCGTACTCTCGGTAACCGTTTCTGGCATGGTCTAATCCGTCGGAGGCAAGTCACCTGTACCTGTAAGCAGGCGTGCATAGGCGAAGTTTAACACAGCCAGCTGACCATAAAGGGAAGATGCGTCATATCGGGTTAGATCACCGCCCCGGATTCTACCGCGACGGTTCCCGTATAGCGCCCGCCTCGGCCCTGACGCTCTGTCCCCATGAGCCCTTACGTCAGTGTTAGCTGCTTGCCAATAAGGTTGCCTGCGTGCGATGGCTTCATCGTATGCTTCCGCGGCTGCGATAAGTATGTCTCGATCGTAGGGCTCAAGATCATTGAAGGCGCCACCAAACATGCCGCCCCAATTCTCGAAGTGGTAGGCCGCGACAAATACCTCACCGCTATTTTGAGCTTCAAACACTCTACCTCGATACTCAGAATCACTCTCGTCAGCTCTCCGAGTTACGGGGATATAACGATATCGCGTTGTGTCCGATACACGGACCGTCTCTCTGTCAGTAAGGCTGTAACTTCCAACACGCTCTACGCGAGCTTCTACAGGTGTGTCTTCCAAGATCCTGTACGCAATCGTCGGGTCTAAATAAACCGACTCGTTTTCTCTTATACAGGCCAGATAGTAGTCGACCATAGCAGTGTAGTCTTCGGCGTCTACTTGAGGGTTACGGTCCCGGATTAGATTAAACTCTCGTTGAAGCCTGTCACGAGCCTGCACGATAGGGTCGTTATATGGGTCATTGTGAGACAGTCCGCCATTCTCAGTAATGACTCTTAGCAGGTTTGGACTGCTCTCTTCGGTGATCCCCAGAGCCCCTATATCGTACACGTTGCCTGTCTGTACATTTGCGGGCAGGTTTCCTGCGGGCCGGTCATCGGCAGACAACGCAAGCCCTCTTGTCAGACCTGTATGAGTTGCTTCTACCTTTTCCGTAGTGTCGTTTACGATAGCCAAGTTTTCTCGAATTTGAAGCTGTACAGCCATAGTACGGGTCAAGTTAGTGGCGAGCAGGCCAGACAAGTGTTCGATTTCGAGCTCGGCTCTCCGCGTCGCATTCGTCTCTCGGGCAATGTGAGCCGGGTAGTTCAGGCGGGGCGCAGGTAAAGTGTCGCCGGGATCTTCGGTTGTAGGGTCAGGGGCTTGACCTGCCATTGCGAGAATGACGGCTCCTGCTGAGCCGTCAGGCGCATCTTGCACCGAGGCTACTG